GAAGGTGGTAAATATGCCAGATATATACGGAGTACCAACCGAAGCTCAACTTGCAAAAATAAATAAGCTTGCAAGACGAAAGCTTAGCGAAGAAGATGTTTTTGTTTTTCCATCAAAGCTTGCTGGCGACATGATAATTCCCGACCGGTATGTCCAGCTTCAAAAAGAGTTGCTTGACGTTTTTGCCGCAAATGCAAACAAGGGCGTTTCGTTTCTTCTTGACCATAGTTGGCATAATGGCGGATTCCTCGGAGTAGGCGGTCGACCAAAACCAGCCATTCCTTACGGACGAACTTTCGAATCGCAATATGGACCTGGCATTGAGGAAGGAGAAACTATTTCTCTTAACGGTTCTACATATATGATGCGAGGCGTCGATATCGACGGTATAAACACAGATGGTCTTATCCGGAGCATAGAAGGTGGAACGCTTTTTGATACTTCCATAGGCTTTTACTTTAATGTCGGCATTTGCTCGATATGCGGGAACGATCTTTTCCATAGCGATGATTGCCCTCATTATCCAGGAGAGACATATAAAATCAAGAAGGAAGACGATTCCGAAGAAGAGCTCTTATGCTACATTAAAGCATGTCCTCCCGGCGGGTTATATGAGCATTCCGGTGTCTTCGATGGCGCATATCCTGGATCTGAAATCATGTCTATGTCTGCTGGGGATGAGCTTCAAAATGAACACGGTATCTATCAGGTCATAACCGACCTAAAAGATATAGACCCCTTAAAACCTATTATAGCCACATATAGTGAGCGAACCGGTTTGTTGACCATGGTCAAAAAAGCAAACCACAAAAAGCCATTTGCTATCGGAGGACTGATTGAGCATGCCAAGGTCTCTGCTACAGACCGCGACAGCATATTTGCTATAGGCGACAGAATAGGTGTTTCAAGGGAACAGGTTAAGAACATAGCTAATCTCGTTTTGAAAGGAGATGAACCAAAAGTGAGTTTAAATGAAAAAACTCTTAAAATGCTCGAAGAATTTGGCGTAACCTTCAAGGAAGGCGAAACCAAAGCTGAAGAGCTGTTTAATCAGTTGGGTGAAAAGTGGGATTCTGCAGTCCAGAAAATAAAGGATTCTGTTGAACCGATAAAGCCGCTTGCAGCTTTTATGACCAGTGAGCAGGTAGTTGAAAAGCTCGGTAAGGAAACATCAGCAGATGCTATCTTGAAGCTGGCTGTTGAAGGTAGGGACTATCACCAAAAGGTAGTTGATGATGCCATAGCAATGGGCGTCAGGGCTATGGGCAATGACTTCCCTGCTGATACCTGGAAGAATACCTTTGCAACAATGGGTACTCCGGCAATTCAGGATATCGCCAAAACTTGGGAAGCTCAGGCAAAAGCAACTATCCCGGCAAAAAGACAGACGGATCCAGCAGCAGGTCAGGGAAACGCTTCTGTTGGTGACTTACCTGATGAAGCTTACAAAATGAAATAAGCAAGTAAAGCAAGTAAATAAATAAGTTTAAAGCCGCTAAACAGCGGTTATTTTTATGACAAAATTTGTGAAGGGATGTGAAAAACAATGTCAAGACGTGTACAGGATTTTGAAGGCATAGGTGCAAGGTATGTGACATATCAGACTCATGGTAGCGTAAGCGCTGTAGCTCTTGTTTCCGGTGCTGCTTATGTTTATGCTTCGGCATGCGCTGTAACAATTACCGGTAATGGTCAGATGGGTTATGGTGATGCTGGCGACCCGTTGGATGGCATTATCGACAGATATGAAGATGATGGATATATGGGTGTTCAGGTTGAAGGTTATAAGACTGCTCCTGGTATATCGGGTTACTTGCCAACGGCAGGCGATTATGTTTGTGTTGATGGATCAGGCGCAGTAAGTGCATGCGCAATTCAAACTGCAGCTGGTCGCGGCCAAGCACGTGCAGAGTCAGTTGATGATACAGCAGAGGTCAACACTGTTGTAGTGTTCATAGGCTAAACTTTGTCACTCGACAAAAGATAAATGCCCGAAACAGGGCAATCATGCAGACCGTTTATTAGCGGTCTATTTTTGTGCTCAAATCATTGAAAGGATGTGAAATTTAATGGGTAAAATTGCATTAGCAAGAGAAATGTATGACCAGGCAAAAAAAGAGGGCATAACATTTACTCAACTGCTCGATAGACTTGACCCAAATAGTGAAGTTTCGACATTATCGGCTTTGGAAAGACAATTTAAAGAACACGGTATAGTGACAAAAACTATTCCGGAAAAGGGAATTAACGCTTCAAAGGTCGATGCGTTTTATAGGACTGATGAAAGCAAAGTCCTTTTCCCTGAATTTGTTGGTGCAACACTAAGAGAAAGTCTGATTGCAGACAGTATTATACGATATCTTGTCGGCATGACTACTCCTATTGAGGGAAATGCCTATAGGACAATTTACTGTAAAAATACTACTGCAAATACGAAGGCTGCAAAGAGAAAAAGAGTTGTAGAAGCCACAGACCTTCCAAAATCCAGGCTTGTTACTGCTGAGAACACAACCAAAATATACAAGTTTGGTAACGCAATCGAGTCATCCTATGAAGTTATCCGCAGGATGAAAATTGATTTGCTGGCACTTCATATCAGAAGGATCGGGCAGCAGGCAAGTTGTGATGAAGTTCTGGATATCCTGGATGTAATCTTGGATGGCGACGGAAATGACAATGCCGCAACTCAGTATAAAAACACTACTCTTGATACCTCCGCATCTTCAGGGACCCTTTCTCAGAACGCGTTGATTTCATTCTTGCTGAAGTTCTTCCCATACAAATGCAATACTATGGTTGCCAACGAAGCTGGTTTATTGCAGATATTAAATGTGCTCTTCCCCGCTGCTACTGCATCCCATCTTGTTGCATTGCTCATCGGTGGAATGGCATTGCCGGCCAAGGTTCAAATGCCTCAGGGCATATTCTCTGAATTCACCCTACTCTATGAGCCTCAGGTTGAAGCTCTCAATGCCCATGCTGCCATTTATGGACTTGACTCAAGGTACGCAATTGAGAAGGTCACTGAAATCGGCTCGGAAGTGCAAGAGGCAGGAAGATTCATATTGAATCAGACGGAAGTTCTGACGATCTCCGAGAATGCTGGTTTCAACAAGATCATGCAGGAAGCGTCGGCTGTGCTTGAAATAAATTGACAAATTTCTACAAATAAGGGGTTAAATCCCCTTTACGTCATATTTGCTAAGTAAGTCCTCTACAGCTTCATCGAGTAGCCTTGAAATCGGTATGCGCGTAGTTTTTGAAAGTTTTTGCAGACTAATAAATAATTTGTTTTCTATGGCATTGGAAAGCGGTGTTCTGTTTTTTAAGCGCAATTTCTTATCATCCATGGAATTACCTCCCTTTGCATTAATAATACAACAACAAGGCATTGATGTAAAGTGCTTGTACTTACATGTAATTTATGGTACAATTATTACTGAGGTGATGATATGAATTATAAGATTTGCACGGGATGTAATAATGAATATCCGGCTACCAATGAATATTTTAGCAAGCAAAAGACCGGAAAATATGGTCTCACATCGGTCTGTAAGAATTGTAGGAAACTAATAAGCAGAGAAAAGTCAGCAATTCGTAAGGCGAATAGAATCCCTTTGCCTCCTGCTGGTTTAAAGACCAACGAACAGTTTCTGCAAGAAGTAAAATCGCTCTATGGGGATGAATTTACAATTCTTGAACCGTATATTAAAGCACAAGCAAATATTAAAATGAGGCATAACGTATGCGGAAGAGAAATATACAAAACTCCTCATAGTCTTCTTGCTGGACATGGCTGTCCAAAATGTAAATATACTGAATATGGCAGAAAACATGCACGGACAACCGAACAATTCACAAGCCAAGTACTTGAGTTGGCTGGAGATGAATATTCGGTTTTAGGGCAATATCGCAAAAATAATATCCCTATAAAAATGAGACATAACACATGCGGACATGAATGGAATGCAAGCCCGATGTGGTTTCTGAAAGGTACAAGATGCCCTAAATGCATGTATCGGCTCAACGGGGAAAAGCGCACAATGTCTCAAGGCGAATTTGTAGAAAGAGTTTATGCTTTAGAGGCAGATGAATATCAAGTAATTGGTCGATATGAGAAAAATGACATAAAAATCGAAATGATGCATTCTGATTGTGGGCAAGTTTACGAAGTAACTCCATCAATGTTTTTAAGCGGGAATAGATGCCCATATTGCGCAAATTCATCAAAAAGCATAGGAGAAAAACTTATAAGGAAATATTTAGAATCAAAAGGAATTGATTTTGTCATGGGATATAAGATTAATGATTGCAAAAACATATTTCCGTTACCTTTTGATTTTGGAGTTTTTAAGGATAAATTTCTTATTGCATTAATTGAGTTTGATGGTGTGCAGCATTTTAAACCAGTAAAGGCATTTGGTGGAGAAAAGGCATTTTTTCGATTAAAGATTAACGACAATATCAAAACAATGTATTGTCAAGAACGCAATATACCTCTTGTTAGAATATCGTATCGGCAGTTTAGAAAGTTACACCAAATACTTGAGCAAAATTTGTCCGGACTGGGAATTCTGTTCGAGTCCAGAAATAAGTCCAGCGAGGTGATTATATGAGTAACAGGATTTTGACCGTTGTAGGATGGGAGGCTCGAATTCGTTCCAAAATGGGCGTTTTAGAGCCTTATCTCTCTGATGCATCAATAGGTCAACCAGAGGTTGTTTCCGTGGCAGAGGCAAATATAATAAAGCAAGTGCCCGATTACGCCAGCTTGACAGATGATGATTTAATTTATCTGGAAGCTGCCGTGGTTTGTGAGTGCGCAAGCTTATTGTCCATCTCCATGCCTGCACGGTTGCCAGTACGTCAGCAGGGACCCAGCGAAACTCATGAACTTAGTATTGATTGGACGCAAAAGAAGGCTGATTTTGAGACAGAGAGGGATGGATATATCGGGAATATAAGTACCGTTACCATCTCATCCTTTTCTCATTTCAGCATTTCTTCCCCATCTCATCATCACCATCATCATCATTAAGGGCGGTGACAATTATGTCGTATGCAGGTAAAATGCTTAATGCTCGTGGGCTTTCATGCTCAATAAGTCGGACTCCGATTATAACTTCAAAAGTCTCAATGAAGCGCTCTTCAAAGTCAACCAGCAATATCGGCATTCGTGATGCAGCCTGGGAAGGTTTAATCCTTGCTGATGCCGGGCTTGCCAGCGGTGAGGTATTTTCTGTTAGCACAAATGAGTACCTTATACAGTCAGTTGACAATGACCCAGAATCCGGCGAGGACATTTTCTTCTGTGTTAAGACGAATGCCGACCTGATGCATGAGCGTTTTGTTGAGACTGTGGACGAGAACAACAATGTCGTGCAGGAGTGGCAGGTTCAAGTTTCAAGTGTACCGTCCTATGGCGCAATCGTCACAGCAAATTTACGGCAGGAGGACCCGGGGCTATTGGATGCAACAAAGTATGTTTTCCAAGTTCCGAAGTCAATCAGTGCAATTGCCCTTGATAGGATGGTTTATGATGGCAGTAATTATCAAGTTGAGTCGGTGGACTCCATAGGTTTGATAGGAGTCTTAAGGATTCAACTTTCAACAGATTTGAGACCAGATTAAAATATTAGGAGGCGAAAATCATGCAAAACGAATCAAAAGAAATTGCAAATGAGATTCCGGAAGAATTTAAAGCTATGCTTTCGGATACCTCAGAAGATAAAAACAACTCAAAAGGCTATGAAGAATATCTAGGTAAGGGCTATCATGAACGAATCCGCAAGATGCTCACTATTGATGAAACACTACTCCCAGATCGGATAATCGATGCTGATTTGAATGTTGGCGCAATGAAGCTGCTCATTGCTCCTGTTGTTGAAGAAATGCGGAAATATGGCAAATTTGTAAATACGGAAAAGAAGTATGAACAGCTCAATGATGCCGCATTGAATTATCTTGCTGGGGTTCTCTGCCTTGCTTTAAAAAGCCGGACCTCTACACCGCCATACGACATTCCGGAATATAAGCGTAACTGGAATAAGAAGCGAGAGAAATTCATGAGGTATGCAAATGGTCAGATGATGGAGTTGATGCACATGGGGTAAGATTTGACGGCCAATCCTGTGCTGATTTCTTGTACTTGAATCTTTTGGGTGCAATGAAGCAATTGCAACAGGAACTTTTACTAAGTGCAAGACAAGGCATGTTGACTCCTGAGGGTGAAGCTGACCTGGAAGATGAAGCAATCAAAGAAGTTGCGGGCATAATTGTTGCAAGTATCGTTGGCGGACCGTGGGCTACGCTTGACGAGTGGGGCTCGGGCTCAAAAATGGATTCTGGAAACCCCGCATTATCGGCTTATAAAAACAGTCCAATGTGGAATCCTGCCCGTCGTGATAACAAAATCCGCAGCAGACCGAAGCAATCAGGTCAAATTGATATTTTCGGTAATTCGGTTGACGGTGTTGGTAAAGGCGGACATGACCTTGAAGCAGACGGCAAAGTTATTCCCCAGCCTCCGTCACATGCAATGCAGACAGCAGCAAGATGGATGGCTAATGGGCGATTCCATGATAAAATTCGGTCAGTTGTCAAGGCGTTCCCATTCGGCAAGTTCATAATTTGTGATACAAAGTAAGCCCCTACAAGGGGCAATTTTTTCGCCCTGAAAGAGGTGGTATCTTTGTTTAATCCATCAAGTGACCTTACGGCAATACAGAATATCGAAATAGCAGATGCCGCAATCTTAAACCTTCTTGCACTCACGGGGAAAACACAGGTTGAAATTGCAAAGAGGATTATCAAGCGGAGCCAGTGGACAGATATTGTAACAAACGAAAGACGTCTATGTAATTTCTTTCGTCCAGCAAGAAAAATGGGTAATCAAAAATTCAATGAAGAGGTGTTGGAAATTGATTGTCATGTACCTGCTACGCTTGATTATATAGCTTACCAAGTACAAGAACGAATTTTCCTACTTCTGAATGAAAAAACAATTAATAAAAGAACTACCTATTTTGATGGCCAACTTGGTGAACTCCCTACCATGTCCGGCTTTTTTTGTGTTGGGAGCAGATATGTCTTTAACCGTAAAATTTAACTCGAAAGGAGTTGAAAGCAAGATGATACAACCTATTCATTTTTCAAAAGCCGGTAAACTTATGTTTACCAAGTATGTTGCCGGAGCTCTTGTAAGAAGTTCTACAAATTCATATTTCAGAAATGGTGCAGTACAGTCAATTGTCCCAAACGTCAATATAAAAACTACCCCATTGCCGGATGGCAATAGTGACTGGGATGCAGCTGAACCGGATACCGGTAAAGAAGGTGGCTTTGCAGTAAATCTTTCCTTCATGCCACCCGAATTGTATGCATGGTTGATGGGAACGACAGTAGAAGAGCTTTCCAATACTCAAATGTGGGCGAACGACGAAGAAATATTAATACCTGAAGATTCGCCTTATACGGTTGATCTTGACCATACGCCGGCACTTGGTACGACCATCTTAGTAGACCAGAATACTTCGGCTTGGTCTAAAACAGCCAGCGTGAGTGCTACACCTGCAACAACTGAGTATACAATCAGTGCAGCTGCCGCAGTATTTAACAGCGCAGATGCAGGCAAGGCTGTATTTCTCACTTACGACTGGACTGCATTGACAGCAAGCGAGTTCGGACTTCCGAAGTCAGGTTCAAGGCCCGTTATGGAATGTATCATATCTGGTGAAGCTGTCGGCGAAGACGAAAGCACGTTCTATGATGTGAATCTTGTTGTCGATAGGTGTAAATCTACCGGAAATATTAACCCGCCTGAACTTGGCAGAGAACCGAAACCTCAAAGTATCACGCTTAAGGTATTGAAGCCCAGGGGGAGCAATAAGGCTGTAGACTTCAAGTTTGCACCTAGATCGTAATTGAATTATTGAATTAAGGAGGCAAAATTTATGAGTAAAACAGATGGTTCCCCTGTATCATTGGCAAACATGCTAGGTACAGGGGAAGATTTTTCTGCAAAGGATAAAATCTATACCATAAAGTCAATAGCATTAAAACGGATAGATGAATTTATGAAGGACAACCTCAGTCTCGGAAGTCAACTTTTCAATATTTCAAATCCTGATGCCAAAACAAAGGTTGACAAATGGCTCGCCGGATATTGCTTTGATGCAAAAGGTGAAGCTGTGACTCTTGAAAAGGCCATGGCTGATGACTGGGATATTGTTGACCTGAAAGGCTTTTTCAAAAAGTTGTGTGATTTGTCGGGTTAAATACGGCTCCATCTCAAAAGGATGGGGCCGAAAATCCTAAGCCCGATTGGAGCAAGGTTTTTACCGAATTTGCTTGTCATACCAATATTACAAGAAGCGAATTAATGGAAATGTCAATACCTGTTATACAGGCTTATCGTGATAGTTTAGGTGACAATATAGCAATAAAAATCGGGATGCCAGGAATTTTCGGTGGTTCGCTTGGCACCTCCACTGCTCCGTCTACCGATACCGGAAAACCTCCAAAGCTTTCTCAATTTATGAATTTCGCAAACGCTTTTAACGGGATTTAAAGAAAAGTGGTGATTCTCTATGAGCAAAGGTTGTGTCTCAGATGCCTATAGCTTATTAGAAAACAAAGACTGGCTAAATGAACAATATGTAGTCAAAAAGAGAAGTGCAAACAACATTTCTAAAGAGCTTAAGGTGCGCGATACTACCGTGAAAAGATGGCTTACAATCCATAATATTGCTACTAGAAACATAAGAGAATCCCGGATGCCTGATAACAAAAATATCAGACTAATTAATGACCATGAATATATTAAGAACCTTTATGCCGAACAAGAACTTACCTGTAAGGAAATAGCCGCAAAAATGTCTTGTAGCATTCATGCCATATGCTGCAGATTAAGTGAGGCAGGGGTAGAGATGAAAACTTTTGAGAAAAGAATGTTGGAGAAAACTCCTGGACTTAAAAAACTCAGAAGCAAAAACTGGCTATACCAGAGGTATATAACTGAAAACAGGAACATGCCTGAAATTGCAGAGGAATTAGGGACATCACCTACAATGGTTGCCTTGTGGCTGAAAAAGCACGGCATATCAACAAAAGACTGGCATGAAACACATGGTGAAAAATATACAGATGCTCAGATGGAGGAAATGCTAAGAAGTTTAGGTAAAAAAATAGGCAGGATACCTTCCGCTAGAGACCTTGACAAATTTTGTAAAGAAGGGTTGTGTCCCAGCTCAATGACTTATGGTTTGAGAGGCGGAATTCCATTTTGGCAAAAGAAGGTTTTTGGCAAAAGCCTTGAAAAATGGAGAGCTTGGGAATATGAATGCATTTCTTTTTTTAACAAAGTTTTGGGGTTTCCCGAATTCAAAAGGGAAAAGCGATTTGATTGGCTAAGGTCTCCCATAACAAACTATCATCTGAGGGTGGATGTTTTCTATCCAGAACACAAACTATGCGTTGAGTTTGATGGAGAGGCACATTTTAAGCCAATACAATTTCTCCCAAATCAAGACCCTGAGAAGGGATTGGAAAGAGTACAATTTCACGATACCTTAAAAAATGAGTTAATACCAAAAAACGGGCTTAAGTTATTAAGGTTTAGATTTGATGAACCTTTAAATGAAACTCATGTTAATAGTCGCTTAAAAGAAGTAGGTATAGTCAATCCAGGAAAAGGCAGGTGATCTAATTGTTGGACGATACCTCGATGGTAAAAATCATGGAAACTCTTGGGTTAAATTTTAACCCTGCAGAATTAGCAATTAAATCTTTTGAAGGCAGAGTTGCTAGTTTAAATCTTCAATTGTCTCAAATGAAAATGAATGCTATTGCAGGGGCCAGAGATATTAATCAGTCGTTTTCTTCTCAGTTAGGTAGCATGGGTGCTGGCACTACTATTTTAAATCAATTTGGCCAACCTCTAAAAACTATTCAAACCGAAGCCACAAAAACCACCACGTCGGTAAAAAAAGTAGTCGATCAATTTAATAATAGCAAAATCAAAGATGACCCTAATAATATATTTGCAAGTGGTTTTCAAAGGCGCGCGGAGTGGTTTCTCAGTGGATCGCTTTTTTTTGGTCTTATTAATGGTGCAAAAGCAGCCACTAAAACGATTTCCGATGTTGAAATGGGCGTTACCGAGATTGCCCGTGTCATGGAAGATACTAACTTCGTATTCAATGACTTTCGTGACAATTTGCTTGGTCTTGGCGTAGATTACGGACAGACGTTTGACAAGGTTCAGGATATAACCCTCAGATGGGCACAGGCAGGCTATAATGTTCGTGATAGCATTGAACTAACTAAGACTTCCCTGCTTGCTTTAAATACAGCAGAATTGGACGCAGCCACTTCGACAAAAGCTTTTGTCGGCATAATGTCTCAGTGGGGACTAACAGCCGGAGATTTGCCCCTAGTCCTGGATAAAATTAACAAAACCGCAGATGATTTTGTTGTCGAATCTCAGGATTTAGTGGATGGACTTCTCCGTTCATCAGGTGCCGCAAGAATAATGGGCATGTCTCTTGAGCAAACTATTTCATTGCTAACTGTAATGAAGGAGGCTTCAGGAAGGACTGGTAGAGAGGTGGGTAAACATGTTGCCCCCTGCAAGAGCAATCTTGCAGGAAAACTTGCTTTAAATTCAGGAAAAGTCCAGAGGTGGACAATCGTGAGCCAAGCCGCTTAATGCGGAAGGTGCAGAGACTATTAAAATACTTATATCTTATATAGGGAGTGGATGCTTTATGCGTCTAGCCAAATCAAAACACCAGTTTAACAGTGCCTTGTTAGGCATGATTTTAGGCGATGGAAGTATGAATAACCAAAATACACTATATATTAGGCATGGCGGAAAGCAATTAACATATGTAGATGAAAAAGTGAAGTTTTTAAAAGCGTACATTAAACCAACAACATTAAGAACTTTTACCGACAAACAAGGATATATAGCTCGCTATGCTTATTATAATAGTAAAAAATTAAGTTATCTATACAACCTCATATACAAAAAAAGAAAAAAAGTTATTACAAAAACCTTGCTTAATAGATTTAATGAAATTTCACTGGCCTTTTTTTATATGGATGATGGCTCTTTGAGCTTAAAAAATAAAAAGGGCAGTGATACCATAAATGCAAGAAACGCCTATCTTTGCACTCATGGATTTACTTGGGAAGAAGCGGGATTGTTTAAGGAAATGCTGCTAAACAAGTTCGGCTTAAAATTTGGAATAACATCAGACAAAGGACACCCTAGATTGTGGTGTAACACAGAAAACACTATAAAGCTCTTAGGGATAGTTGCTCCTATAGTCAAAGAATTCCCAGGTATGCACTATAAACTGGAATTAAAATACAAGAAAAAGGATATAGTATTTCTATAATAAGCACGCCTGTAAAGGCGAAGGGATAGTCCGATCGTGTGCGTATAACCTAGTAATGAATGCACAGAAGCAGGCAGAAATGACCTGCTCCTGCTATTCGTAGCAGAGTAACAAACTGAACGCTCTCAATTCAATTCTTTCCTATGTGCAACGACCTGTTGCAATCAAAACATTTGAAGGGTTAGGAATTCAAGTATTTGCCGATGCAGCTAAGACGCAATTCCGTAATGTCATGGGCATATTTACAGATGTTGCTGCAAAATGGGGACAGTTGGCTCCTGAAATTCAGGATGGTTTTGTTAAAGCCGCAGATGACGCAGGACTTTACAGTGAAGAATTGGCGGCTGCAATTGGCTCACAAGAACAATGGAACGATTTGCAACAGAGGGACATTTCACAGGCCGCAGCAGGTGTATACCGCAGGAATTACTTCATCGGCATGATTGAAAGATTAACTGGAGCTCAAAAAGTCTTAAACAATATGACAGACGCAGCCGGATATTCTGTTGCGGAAAATGAACGTACAATGGACACGCTGGAAAAAAAATATTTATCCTTACAGGCTGCCGCACAGCAATTGGCAGTATCGTTGGGAGATTCAGGGCTGACAGGTACTCTTAAACTTATGGTGGATGCTGGCACAGGCGTTCTTCAAGTAGTTGAAAAGTTGCCTAAGCCAGTTCAAGATGGAGTTCTTGCCTTTACTGCCATGTTTGTAGTTTTGAAAACAGGACAGCAAGCCCTTAAACTATTCGGTATTACAGCAGGAACTACAGCAGTAGCTTCAAAAGTAGCCGCAGGTGCTATGGGAGAAATGGCAGCGGCTGCTACGGCAACAGCGGCTGCTACAAACACTGCGACCGCAGCCTCTAAGACCTTTATGACTGTCAATACGTGGCTATTGGTAATATCAGCAGCGGCAGCTGCGATATCCGTATTAGTAGGTGCCATAGGCAGGTACAACGAAGAACAAAAGTTATTAGTTGAAAATACCAAAAAAAATATACAGTCACTTTCTGATGAAAAGGATGGTTTAAAAGAACTTTCGTCGGAGTACGAAACTTTAAAAGCAAAGCAGGATTCCTTAACCGCTACGGCAGATGAGAAGTTAAGATTGCTTGAAGTCCAAAAAGAATTGGTTGATGCATTTGGAGTTTCCATTACTGGGATTAATTCCGAAGGTAAAGCCTATTCAGATTCTGTTGTTGCAATTAAATTGAGAGTAAAAGCTCTTGAGGACGAAATAGCGGCAAAGCAAAAACTACTGGAAATTGCAGTCCAGGCAAAAGATACAGAAGATGTTAAAAAGCTACACGTTGAACTTGATGCAAAAGATGCATATTCTGATGAAATAGTTAAATTACAAACCGCGATTGATCAAGGCGGAAAGTATTATTCAAGCAAGCTTCAGAATTGGGGCTATATGGGTATGCATGGCGTTTCTGGTCAATCAGCAAAGGATTTGTTGGCACAATTAGTTAACGATGCAAAAGACACTAACGACACTATTCAGAATTTATCAAAGGACCGTCAACAAGTGCTTCAAAATGATGCTACAGTCATCATCAAACAGATTGAGGACAACGGCGCTAAAGTGTCCGATGCTGCAAAGGCGTATATCTCTGAATTCGCAAATGCACTCGGTGGTCAAGGTGTTAATATTGATACGCAAAAAAAGGCATTGCAGGTTTTCATTGACCAAATGAATTCTTCAGACTTCGATGAAGCCGTGGCAAGGTATAACAATTTTAAATTCAAAGGTGACACAGCAGGTGTTGACAGGTCAGCGGCGGAGATTAAAAAGTTTACAGATGCCTTGATTAGACTTCATCCGGAACTGGAAAGCGCTGCATTGGCAATTGAATCAGCTTTTGGCGATAGTTCAACCTTAAACAATTCTAATGCCGTTACTGATTTTACATCAAACATCGAGGGGATGCGGCAAGTAGTTAAAACAGCTTTTGATGATTTGGAAACAGCTTCGAAATCGCTTAGTTCTGCTTATGAGGAAATGTCTTCAAATAATGAACTTAGTGTTGAAACTGCAATGAATTTACTTGAAACATATCCGCAGCTAGCTGATGCAATGACTATTGAAAACGGCCATATAAAGCTTAACAAGCAAGCATTAGAAGATTTATGGCAAATTGAAAAAGATAGGCATATCAAAAAGCTTGAAGATACTAAAAAAGGTTTAGAAGTTCAGAAAGATGCACTGCTAAAGACTTTAGATGTAAACGAAAAGGAAGGTCGAAGCATTGTAAATCTAATGGAGCTTGAACAGGCAAAAGTTGATCAGCGGCAAGAATTAGCTGGACAGACACGAGATTATGCACAATCTCAAATAGATACTCTATTAAAACAAAAACAAGATGCTGAATCAAAAGGTCAATTTTTTAATCAAGGTTTCCAATTAGATTTTTGGTCAGGAGCATTAGACCAATTTTCAAAAAAGGCAACAGTTGACACTAGCGTAGCCTTAGAGAAATTAAAAGAGGCTCAAGGTTTAGTTGATGAAATTGGTGCTCTAAAAAAAGAGATTGATATTTATAGCACCGTAGGGTTGGATACCTACAAGGGAAAAGCGGGCAGCAAGCAGAACGAAGCCTTGCAAAAGGCATTAAGTCTTCTTGAACATGAAAAAAACATGGCCAAGGAATCGCAAAAATCCATTAAACAGGAAATCGCAGACCTTAACAAAATAAACTCTCTCTATGCAAAAACCCCTGAAGAACGTATGAACATGGCTGAGCGCATTTATTCGGCTGAAAAACGGCTGATGGACAAACGCCTCCAGGATTCAGTCAACTGGATTAATGAGAAAAAATCACTTGATCAGCTCTCGGCAGATGAGGAAATAGCCGCATGGAACAGGGTATTGACTAATCAGAAAGATAATATTGAAGCGCGCAAAGAAGCTACGGTCAACCTCTACAAACTCCAAAAAGAACTCAGGGAAAAAGATATAGAAGATTACAAAGATAAGCTTAAAGAACAGCAGGACGCATTAAAAGATGCTTACGATGAACGCATTGACCAAATCGAAGGGGTAGCGCAGAAGGTTAAAGATACTCAAGAAGAAGAAATTCGCCGTATCGAAGAAAGGGAAAAACGTCTCAGCCGTGATGAAGATAAGCATGATTACGAAAACGAGCAGCATGACCTCAATGACAAAAGGCTTGAGCTTGATAAAGAGCATGACAAAAAGCTGGCCGAACTTCAAAAGAATAGAAAATATCATGAGTTAAGAACGGGCGAAGAACATAGAAAAGCCATTGAAGACATAGACAAGCAAATAGCCGAAGAAACTGCGAGCTATAATAAATCCATCTACGAGCTTAATAACGACATTGCAGAATCCGCTCATGACCGTGAGATTGAACTCAGGAAGCAAGAACTTGATGATGAAAAAGAAGCTGCACAAGAAAAAATTCGTATTGCAGAGGAAACCGCTAAGGAAGAAAAAATAGTCTGGGAAAATAGTTACAAAGTCCTTGAAGGCTTGTTTGATACCCACAATATTGAAATTGTTGCAAAGGCTGCCGCAAGCTCCAAAGAAGCATATCAGCAATGGGTTGACAATTACCTCGTTCCAATGCAGGAGGCTCTTAAAAAAGGTGATGTGTCCGGCTTTAACAAAGCCACAACAGAAGCTGAAGCTTCCATTGAAAAAATGCAAACATACCAGAATGCAAGTAGCATCCTTGAGATGAAGAAACAATATGAAATTGGTGGCGATAAAAGCGCTGCTGACAGGGCAAAGGCCTATTATGATGAGCTTGAGAAGCTTTCTCCGGGAGTCGCAGATCAGCTTCACAATATGAACTATAAGCAGACCGAGGAATATTTAAAAAGACTCCCTAAAATGCATAGTGGTGGCGAAACCCTTTCCTATGGCGCTGTTTACATGAAGCCTGGAGAATTGACATTCCCCCCTTCTTTGTCGACCGACCTAAAGACGCTTATTGCTGTATCATCCGGGATTACGGGTAAAACTCGTGCCGGCGATTCTTACAGTTCTACTGATAATCGGAAATCTGTAAAATTCGACAATTTATTGAAAGTTGAAAACATGCATATGGAAGATGAAGTTGATGCTTCGATTCTTTCAAGAGAACTTAAGAAGGTGCTAACTTCAATGGTTTAGTTGTGCAAGAGGCCGGAGGTGCGCTAACACCAACGGTCCTATTTGCCTTCCTCTTACCTACGCGGGTAAATAAGGGAAGGTTCTTTTATTCTACAATAAATACGCGGGGGTGCAAGATGTTTGAGCTTTTTGAAAAGATATACAACACAGTAAAACCGGCAATAGCAATATTAAGCGCTATTATTACTTGGCTAATGTTTCCGGAACAAAGCTTCGTAGTCTGGTTTATCGCCTTATGGGTGGCCGTGGTACTTGATCTCTTTACAAGATGGTTTGCCATATTCGTAAAGAGTGGCGGGATTGTCAAGGCATTTAAAGCCAAAGCTTGGAATTCGGAAGCGATGTTCCATAAAACGAGCATTAAAATCGTGTCTTATCTTGTCATTCAGATACTGGCCGGACTCTCAATGCGCTTCGTGTCTATTCCATATATAAGTAATATTGTTGCAACAGTGGTCTATTCATTCTTGTTCTTCCGGGAGTTCGCTTCAAATATTGAAAACTTGATTGAAGCCGGGGCTGACTATTTACAGCCTCTGTTGTTCTGGGTGAAGAAAAAGGAGAAGGAAGCGCTGGAGGAAAAGCTTGACGAAGGGAGGAAGGACATTGAGCAAATCTAATATTGGACTGGTAGAGCATTGTAAAAAGGCTTTGAATGAGGCGTGGGGGTACGTATACGGGACTTACGGGTTGACGATTACAGAGAAAATTCTACAGGATAAATTGAAACAGTATCCAAGCAATGTTAAGCAATATGAATCCTTCATTCGTCAGAATTGGATGGGTAAAAGAGTTGCAGACTGCGTGGGACTGATTAAGTCTTACTTATGGTGGAATGGCAACAATCCTGTATATGCTCAACAGACTGACGTGAGTGCTAATGGCATGTATAATGCCGCGACTGTAAAAGAAACTTTGGGACCGACATATCCCGACCTGCCGGGTATTTGTTTATGGAAAGATGGGCATATCGGAGTATATATCGGCAATGGGCAGGTTATCGAGTCTCATGGTACAAAGTACGGAGTTATTCAGACTCCTTTGTTTGGAGCTGGAGCTACTCCATGGACTCACTGGCTAAAATGCCCATACCTTTCCTACGAGGAGGATGAGAATATGTTTAAAGATGTTCCGAAATCAAGGTGGTCAGCTAAGTATGTTAAGGCCGCAAAGGACCTGGGGCTGATAACCGGTAATCCGGATGGTACGTTTAATCCAGAAGGACCATTGACACGAGAACAGGCCGCCGTAATCACGGTAAGGCTGTATGAAAAAATAACAGGAAGGAAGGTCGTATGATGAAAGAATTTTTAATCGCAAACTGGTTTGTTTTATTATTGGCAGTGGTACTGCTTGGTTTTGAAATCTATCTCATAGTCACAAAGCAGTGGACTAAGCTCCGCGAACAGGCGTATGCGCTTATGTTGACCGCCGAAAGAGTGTTTTCCTCCGAGGAAGGTAAAAAGAAGTTTGAAGCCGTTTTTGAGGCTCTGTATTTCAATTTGATACCCCTTTGGCTGCGCCTTTTTGTTACTCCGGAATCTATTCGGGAAAAACTGCAGGAATGGTACAACTTGGCGAAAAATTATTTGGATGACGGCATAATAAATAGTCGAGTGATGCTTGGCAATTTGGAATCTGGTAAGTATGGTATAGCAATTAAAAATGATGATGGTACAACAACTGTGCTTAACCAAGATGGAATTAAAAAATAAAGGCTAAAATTCAATTACTAATTATAGGCCGTTCCGTAATGGGACGGCTTTTCTATTTAACAGGACTGGAGTTGATTCCATGGATTTGAAAAGTTTTCTTAATCTGCTTTTGAAAAATACGCCATTTGAAGTTACAGGTAAGGGCGACGTAAATATATCTGTGAGTGCTGGTATTGGCATAAAAGAGACTGCAAAATGGCAACCTCATTGGAAAATCGAAAAATATCATGGCAGTGCATGCCCAAAAAACCTTTATGCGATTGAAGAGTGGGATGGCAATTGCCTTTTAAATGAAGGCATTACTGCCATGCTCAATTTGCTTGTTGGCGCCGCTGAAACGCCATTTAATGCTGCAAATACATACATAGGTGTTGGCGATAGTACAACTGCAGCTATAGCCTCCCAAACAGGATTACAGGCTGCTACGAATAAGGTGTATGTGGCAATGGATGGGACGTATCCGCAGGTATTAAATCAAACCGTGACTTTCAGGGCGACATTCGGCGCTTCTGTCGGCAATTATGCTTGGAACGAATTCACCATCGTCTCATCTTCTGATGATACCGGTGACAATCTTTGCAGAAAGCAAGAGGCACATGGCACGAAAAGCTCACCCGATACCTGGGTTGTATCATGTACAGTTACTATATCTTAAGGATGGTGAAATCTCATGGCTAAGACTAACTGGCAAGACCCTCAAACTTCTGAAATACGTTCTACGCATATATCTGGTTTAATGGGCGCAGTTAAAAAGCTTGAGGAAGCTATTGATATATCGACGCTCGCCGAAACAGCCGTTGCTCTGACGGAAGTTTATATTTCGGCTGATGATAGATATCGTATATATCAAGTTGCAGCGGGTAAAAGAAACTGGCTGCTCTCCCCTGCTCCAGTTATAAAGAAAAACGGTGGTATAATAACCGAAGGTTTTACAATCGACTATGGCGGCGGAGCCATAATTGTCAGCCCAGCGGCAATTATTACCGATGTATTTACTGCGGACGTCACGTATACTATAGGTTCTATTGTAGCCTCCTATTCCACTCCCGAAACCGTCACCCAATCCATAATCTCGTATGACCCAGATGGTATCGCCCTTAAAGGTCAATTTGACGTCACTCTAAGCGGCAACACAAAGAACCAACTTGCTCCTGAGACATGGGCAACTTCACTTGATGGATGGAATTCTGCTGGTCATAGTATAGTGTCAAGTAGGTATAGACTTACCGGTGCAACAGGTGCTGTTGGATATAGAGATGTATCAACAATTTTAGATGTGACTAAAAACTATTTGCTTACTATTCAGGGCATAGCAGCTACAAATAATGCTCAAACATCTGGATATACTTGTATGTTGTATGACACAAGTGCTCCTGCTAATATAAAGTTATTCACAAGTCTAAATGCGGTAGATAATAAACGTATAGGCGTTATTGTACAAGCATCTGATTTGACTGGCAAAACTCCAAGATTATATGTTACTCATGAGGGCAATGGCTATACCGAATACTACCAGTTCTTCATTCAGGAAATTACCTCCGCAGAATATGCTGAAGGCTTAACCGTTTTAATGAACAGATACCACTACAGAACATCCGGCACTAAATCCACATTTAGTGGCGGTGGTAGGTGTACTTCACATGGCATAAACTTTTTTGATGGCGAATTGGAATCAGGAAGCTATTCTGGTTCTACGGGAGCTAAACAGGTTTCTGCTACTGCTGTAAGAAGTAAAAACAAAACGTTTGTACACCCTGGTAATATGAGAATATCGGGGTTGCCTGTAAGTACAGGAGATAAGTATCGCTTTAATTTTGGGATAGCTAACAATTTTTTAGGTGCAACACATATTGGGAACCTTAATCTAACAGAAGCCACTTTAGTGATATCTCCAGACACCGCATATATTACTTTTAATATATTGGGATATACTATATTAGATAATGAAATTCAACTAGAACTAGGCTCATCAGCCACAACCTACGAAGCCTACACAGACACAGAAGCCTATATCCCCCCGTCAACTAATGGCTACACCTCTGTGGGCGACGTCAAAGATGAAGTTGACTTCGTTGCTAGGATAAAGACGCAGAGGAATAGTGGAGATTACGTCTTAGAAGGTGCGAAAATTGAGGGAGTATCTACTGTCCCTGTAAATGTAGATATTATATATGGGGTATTGGCGGGATTGAGTGGTTCGGCTATAAGTACCGCTATAGATGGATGCATAAATGTGTATAATGGTGCAAAAGAAATAAATCTTGCAGATAGAGATGATGTCGCACAAATTGGTAATTATTACGCATATAGTGGATATATATATTTTGTAGTTGCATCTGGACAAACTTTGGGATATTGGCAAACGCCAAGTAATTTTTCAGTTACGCTAAATTATCAGTTGGCAACGCCTATTGTGACATATATCGAGGGTATGGGACAATTAGTGGCAGAGCCGAGTGGTTCGCTAATATGGGAGCCAGCACCTAGGTTCTATGCAAAACCAGTAAGCGGAGTTATCACTATACCGTCAGGATGGAAAGACATCGTTAGTGTGAAATCGGTGAAGATGATTACGGAAAATGATGATGGAAGTATGACTTATGAGAGCATCACTCCAAGCACAAATGACACAACTACAATTACGGTAATTGGAGATTCTACGCTGGATGATTATATGTTCGAGGTGATATATCTGTATGATTGGGCTGAAACAACTATCGGAGATACTACCTATTCGTATCCAATAAACAGAGCAGCACAAGGAGATTCTACAGCGGAGATGGCTTCAATTACTTCGAAAGAACTATCAAGTTTTATGTCATATCAGAATGCTCAAAATATTTTATTCGATGCTCGTATAACAGCACTCGAAGCATAGGAGGTAAATTATGTTTATGGCAATTATTAATAATGCTACACGGAAACAAGCTTACGCACAGGCCATAGCGGATAAGTCGATTGATGCAAACTTGCTCGGCATACTGATTGATATGCACTATGTGGCAGGGACATTAGATGAAGCAGACGCAGATGAATTGTTGGGATTGATGAATCCGGTACCGGAAGTACCAGAAGATTAGTCAAAATAATTATGCTGAGGGTTTGCTGAGAAGTGAGTCCTCTTTTATTTAAGACAGAAGGAAGTGAGACAACATGGAACTATGTAAATTAGAGGAATGTAACAAAGATAACCTTAAACATCTTTCTAGATATGAAACTATATGTAGAAATAAAGGTTTGACAGACAGGTCAATTGAGGCATTTTGCAAAGGTGATATTCCTTTATACTTAAGATATATTAAAGATAAACCACTAGAACAAACAAGTCATATTGATATTGAAGATTTCTTTGATTATTGTACAAAAGAACGTAAAAATGGTGATGCAGCTTTGGACAGAAAATATGTGGCTCTTAATTCATTTTTTAAAGCAATGATTAAAAAAGAGTATCTTGATATGAAAAATCCCTTGGACAAAGTAGACCCCATCAAAGTACGGACAAAGATAAGGGATTTTCTTACTGATGATGAAATACAGGCGATTTATGATTTTGTAAAAGGTGATAAAAGAGGTTTGGCATTGACAAGTTTACTTTTTTCGAGTGGGTGCAGATTATCGGAGCTCTATCAATTAAATAAGGCATCGTTAGACTTCACAACGAGGCGGTTTAAAGTTTTAGGCAAAGGAGATAAAGAAGGAGTTTGCATATTTTCTGAGTTTGCTTCTGAGAAGATTAAGGAGTATCTAGCTCCAAGAAAGGATGATATTCCTGCCTTATTTCTTTCTAGGCAGCATAACAGGTGGAGTAAGAAAGCTATACAATGTTACGTAAAAAACGCAGGAGTGAGATCCGGCATAATTAAAAATGTTCATCCTCATATATTTAGACATGGACGCGCAATGTCTCTGCTTAAAAAAGGTGCGCCTTTGGATGTAATACAAAATGTTCTACGGCATGCCAGTATTGCCACAACACAAATATACGCACATCAAAACATCAACGATGTACAGGATAAAATAGACCAGTTGGACAATGCATTAAAGGGACGGTGATGGATTATGACCAATTATAACAGTGGTTTTTCGTACAATTCTGCCGTGAACTATAATTCCGCTACCTATTTCATAGTCGAGGTATCGAATGCTGGACATGGGGCGGAATTAATATCCTTGATAGCCAGCCTATCCACTTCCGATTCTGGCATAGGTGTTGATACCGTTGGCACGCCCACAGAATATCCCGCTGACTCTTATTTCATTATTACAACTGCAGGTCGGATGGAGCCATTGGGTGTCCTTGTTTTGGGCGATAGTCGAAAAGAACAGCCTTCAGTAAAGGAGTATGTCGATAACGCCCCTGGAAGACATGGAGAACTTCTATTCGATACAAAACTTTCAAGTAGGCTCTTAGAACTCCATGTTGCTACTGATGACGGGCTTACTCCCTTGCAGAAAGAACAATTGAAACGGACTATTGCAAGATACCTCAACCCCGTCGCAGGGACAAAGAAGCTTATATTCCAGGATGACGAAGATAAGGCATATGAAGTGAAATATGCAGGCAAAATCGACTTGACTCAGTATTCCGACTGGATGGACTTTACTATACCTTTTAAAATGGCAAATCCTGCAGCGGTAAGTTCGGTGGAAAATACGCTTACCGGCAACGGTACATTGACCAATTCGGGGAATTTAGAGACTGGCATGATTATAGAAATATCCGGCGCCATAACCGACCCATCTATAGTAATAGGCGCCTATACATTGTCTTATGATGGCACTATATCAGCAGGTCAAACACTTGTCATTGATACTGAAGCTATGACTGTTGAGTTGGACGGAGTAAATGTAATTGATAATTTTACAGGTGAAATGCCACTTATGTTACAACCAGGTAATACCGTTGTAACGGCAAGCAGTCAGGTCACTTTCAAATGGTATGACCGCTGGTTGTAATTACATTCGTAAAAGTCATATATCAGGAAAGCTTGGTGATTGCATGGCTATTTTAATTCAGGAAGATGGTATCATAAGTCCATTTAGTATAATTGCTTCACGCGAAACAATATTGTCGCTTATGCCTGAAACCAGAGATTCATACGAAGAAGTAGAAGCAGCTGACGGCGATGTTGACTTCGGTACAGACCTTGGTATGGTTGATTTTTTATTGCACGGCATAATTGAGTTGGAAGACGATGATGATAAATATGCGGTTGTTGACGTTTTAAAAGACCAATTAAATGATTGCCGTATTCAACAGGAATTAACTTATGAATGCCAGCCGACCATATATGCTCTTGTAAGATTAACTGGTAAACCTGAAATAACTGAAAATCCTCATCATATTGAAGTTAGAGCACAATTCAAAGCTGACCCATTTTGGAGAAGTGTTACGGAATATTCATTGACTGGAGCTGGAAATATCGTAAACAATGGCACGTTCGAATGCCCAATACTGATTGAGATTCCCGGACCTATGACAAGTCCATCAATTTCTGTGGGTGCATCTGTACTGGCTTATACTGGATATATTTCTGCTGGTGCCTTGCTTGTGATTGATACCGATACACAGACTGCTAAAATAGGCTCTATAAACGCCATGGCGACTCTTACGGGTGATGCTGACTATAAACTTGCGCCTGGGGTGTCAGTGGCGGTTGTTCCGTCAATAAGTTCAATATCGGTTTCATGGAACGACCGCTGGATTTGATTTGACAATGGAAATGATTGCGGTATAATTAAAATACGAAGCCTTGCACGGCGCTGCGAAGTTGTGCACTGCATTGCTGGGCACGGCACTGCGAAGCAAAGCACAGACAAAGACATTCTCTTAACCGAGGGTGTCTTTTTGTATTATCTTTTTTAAGGAGTTGATTTTATGGCAACAATCCCAAAATTTTTAGAAGTCAAAACCGCAGCTGGTATAAGAGCTGCTTTTTTATCGCCAAAATCAGATAAATTAAAAGATGCTTATGTAGATTGCAGGCTGAACGGCGAGTCAACGTTGGAATTTTTACTTCCTGCTAATTCATCCAAGATTGATATATTAACTCCGGAATGCCAGATTTGGACGACCAACAAAGTTTACAACATACTCAAAGACGAGGCTTCCGAGATAGTCATGGACGAATCCGGAAAGCGGTGGGCTTCTTTTCGTGCGGTTGAACGTTGGGCAGAACTGGAAACTAAATTCATTGAACCCTACATTTCAAACGACCCGTTGAATCCTACTCCAGCCGATCTATCTGTAATAATCATTTCTGGAGGCACTGATCTTTCTGGCGGCTTGTATGCTGTTGGAAGTGCAGAGCATGCACTTTTTGTTGCCTTGGACGGCTCTGGATGGACTATCGGCACGGTTGATGTTACCGGTACCCATGATATTGAAATGGAAAAGAAAAGTAGGTTCCAACTCATAAAAGAGATCCAATCTGTTTGGGGCGGTCTACTGGTATGGGATAGTGTCAATAAAACCGTCAGCCTCCGCGACGGGAATGTCTGGCAGGATTATTCAGGCTTCCAGATAAGGTATGCAAAAAATCTTAAGCATATATCAAGAACGGCAAATAATTCAATGATGACAAAGGTGTACCCTTTTGGAGCTGACAACCTGGATATATCTTCTGTCAATGATGGAGTAAAGTTCCTGACTAACGATACATACACGTCAACTATTTTTGTTGGTGTAAAGGAATACCCGGATATATACGATGCGCAGGAATTGAAGGATAAGGCTACAACTGATCTGGCCCAAATATGCAGACCCCGGTATACGTACCGAACAAAAATGGTTGACCTGCGCACCCTTCCGGAATATAACCATGAAGATTTTTCCTTAGGTGAATTCGTAGATGTTATAGGCGCCAATGCCGAAATAAATGTTCAAGAAAGGGTAACAAGGCACAAATATAATCTTTTTCAACCTTGGATTTGCGAAACTGAAGCTGGGGACTTTTCTGAAAGATTCGTCGACAGTCTAAAATCATCCTTTGATGTGACGGACTTTATAAAAAAGATAACAACATCAAAAAGTCAAATATCCGCATTTCACCTTGTAGACGAGAGTGTCATTACCGCTAAAATAGCTAGTGCGGCTGTAGATGCGACAAAATTTAATACAAAGCAAATTATTCTTACAGGTGATACTTGGACTGACAATTCGCCAAGCGCTGGCTATGTTGCCTGGAATGCCCATAAACTATATTATGCCGGCGCGGAATATTCCATTGCGGCTGGAAACACAATCAAAAAGTATACCGTCTGGAGGAAAGATACAAGTACCACTGTTTATCAGGCATATACAGAGGCAGAATTTTCGGCAATCACCCTTGCGGATACCGATTTTATAATTGCCGTGAACAATAGCGGCATTCACGATATTGCATGGTACAGCCGCCTTGCAAGACAGTTTATTGGATCTGCCTTTATAGCCGATCTTGCAGTATTAACCGCACATATAGATGATTTGGCGGTTACGGATGCAAAAATAGCCAGCATGGAAGCGAATAAGATCACCACAGCGGTTGCTAAGATAGGCGTTGCACAGATTGAGACACTTGTGGTTGGTACTAATATTGGGCAAGGTACAGCAGCAAGAACGTTTACTACCACTCCTACAACCCCATATGATGTGGGTGATTTGTGGGCGGGCGGTACGGCGGCTGATTTAAAGAAATGTAAAACCCAAAGGCTAACAGGGGCTTATAATGCAGCCGATTGGGAACTGGCTACAAAGTACACAGACGATACGGCAGCTAGTGCGGCACAAGCAGATGCTACTCAAGCCCTAGCAGATGCAGCTACAGCTCAAGGAGCCGCAGAGGATGCTCAAGGCGATGCAACTACAGCTTTGAATACTTTGTCTGATATAGCTTCTGATGCTAAAATAACACCTGTTGAAAAGCTTGAAGCAAAGCAAAGATGGGATGCTATAGTGGTTGAAGGAACTCCTGCTACCGGCACAATACCAGTACAGGCAATCGCATTCGGTGTTGCCGATACGGACTTCGATACTGATTATGCAGCATTGAACACTTACCTAAACACAACTTTGACTGTGTTCGCCAATATGACTACCACAACAGATGTTACAAGGTCAGCGTGGGATACTGCTTGGAAGAATTACTATGATGAACGGACAAAGCTTCTCAATGCGATTGCTACTAAGGCAAAGGATTTGGCTGACGATGCTCAGGGAGATGCTACTCAAGCCCTAGCAGATGCAGCTACAGCTCAAGGAGCCGCAGAGGATGCTCAAGGCGATGCAACTACAGCTTTGAATACTTTGTCTGATATAGCTTCTGATGCTAAAATAACACCTGTTGAAAAGCTTGAAGCAAAGCAAAGATGGGATGCTATAGTGGTTGAAGGAACTCCTGCTACCGGCACAATACCAGTACAGGCAATCGCATTCGGTGTTGCCGATACGGACTTCGATACTGATTATGCAGCATTGAACACTTACCTAAACACAACTTTGACTGTGTTCGCCAATATGACTACCACAACAGATGTTACAAGGTCAGCGTGGGATACTGCTTGGAAGAATTACTATGATGAACGGACAAAGCTTCTCAATGCGATTGCTACTAAGGCAAAGGATTTGGCTGATACAGCACAAGCTTTAGCTGATACAAGTGTGCAAGTGAACACCCTTTATAATAAGGTCAAAATAACTTCAGCAGGAGGAATTCAGGTATTTGATGCGGCAGAGGTCGAAAGAGTACAAATAGGTAATTATGCGGTTGATAAGTATGGTATAGAAATAAAAAACGCTGCCGGGGATGCAACTGTACTTGACCAAGATGGTATTATCCAATCTTGGGGCGATTCATACGCAGATAACGTAGACGCTACACATAAGCTAAAGATAAAGTTTTATATACCTACTGAAACACTATCGGTCAAAAAAGTATTGCTTAACTTCTCTTTGGAGGCATTCAGAGCCTATGAAACAGGTGCGGCAAGCGGTGGTAGTAGCTCTCCTACAAGTGAAGAGAATGGTGATCACGTCCATCTAATAATGACATATAACAGTACGATTAATGATATAGTTTCTGTTGTAAAGGCCGCTGGAGGAAGTGTTAATGTTCATGCCGCAAACGAATCGACAAGATGGTTTACAACTGGTGATGCATCTGGTGGCGCTGGGGCGGAAGTAGGCATGGAATCATCTAGTGGTAGTACAAATATTTATTCAAAAATTGCATCTGGTAAACACACACATGATGTTACCATTTCTGCCCATACACATGATATAACCTATGGAATCTATGAGAGTACATCAGCTACAGGTGTAAAGGTTTATGTAGATGGTACATTAAGACTTGATAATGGCGGCGCTGGATATACAACAGACCAAGACAATCTTGATTTATCAACATGGATTACTACGGCTGGCTGGCACTACATAGAACTTTCAAGTACGCAGTTAGGCAGGATAAATTGCGTTTATTTCATGCAGGTGTTTTTAGGAGTATAAAAAGGGAGTGATAAACTCCCTTAATTCTGCGTTATCCTGTTTTTATAGTCCATTATGGTTATAAGATATATTTTATCGTTCGTGTCCTTTGCAAAGTAGAGTAGGTGTACTTTCTCGGAATCATATTTGTCTGCTTCTGATTCGCTGATTATCTTATCACCGTATAAGGTACAGCCTATCCATGATTCACCAATATTCATGTTGTTATATTTTATCAGAACATCTTCAGCACTATCGCCTATTCCTACGCTGCGGGCAGACTGAAACCTGAATGAATCCTTACTTGTGTGTTTGTTGACCCTAAGATTGACTACTTTATTATTCCGGTAAATAACGTACAATCCCGAATAATCATATTCAAGTAGTTGGGAATATTCTCTTTCGTTCACTGTAGACTTGCCTAAAATCTCGTCAACCTGTTCCTTTGTCATGCCGAGCGAGATATTTTTAAATGTGATAACGTCAAATATTGAAAAGTCCTCAGCAGTAAAGTCTTTTGTAATTTCGCTTGATGCGGTAGGTTCGGCAGGAGCAAGATCAATAAAGGACAGTATTACTACTACCGCGGCAATCATTAAAACTCCTATTAATATTTTGGACAACATTTTTTTAAACATAATCATTTTCCTCCCTCCAGCTTTTTCATTCTGGCTTCTATTTGTTCCTTCCAGATAGCTTCTTTGATAACACTTGCGATGTATTTGCCTTTTCCTCTGTCCAGAGATTGCAGTTTTTTTATTACGTCCTCGTCGTAAATAACTATGTTGAATTTCATATTACACCCCCTTATTGGCATTATATGTCTAATGAGCATTAATGTCAAGTACTGATATATAAATTTATTTTTATGCGGCTTTAATCGGCATTACGGAAAATAATAAAGCTCCAATAATAAGACCTGAGATAAACTTTTTCATAACAATCGCCTCCATAACATAATTATACAACCATTAGAAATTAATGTCAGATGAAGAAAGGTGGTGAGAAGAAAGATGGATAAAAAAATTATTTCAACATTGCCTTATTCCGATTCGCCAGAAGCATTAAGTAAGTTCAATAAGAATGCAGGTGAAATGAGAATCCTTCGCGAAGTGCTGGAAGATGGTACAGTATCAGGCGTGAAAAGATCTCCGGAAAAAATAATTGAGGCGGGCGAAGCTGTAGTAAAAATAATGCAGTCCCAAAAATTTACGCTTGAAGAAGTGAATTTATTCCTGGGATATGTTAAGTTGTCAGTACAATATGGTTATCGTATTGACGGCAACTATCTTGACGGCAATTCTTCACTGTAAATCTTACCATTTTTAGATCCAACTTGAAGTTGACAGTCATTCTTCTTGCATTGCGGATATCCGGTACAGTCTGCGTCAGCAAAACGAATTTCCTCTTTGCTGTTTAATAATTCGAGTTTTTTATATTTTAAAACCTGACGCACTTCTTTACTGGCTACCTCGCAATGTACTGTTCTTGTTTTTTCATAACCCTCGATATTATCACCCTCCTCCAATCGCTTCGCCCCCCTCCCTATCTTATCAAACAATGTAGAAATATGGAATAAAACATTTCCTCCATCGCCGAAATATGCCGCTCTTTTTGAGCGGTCTTTTTTATTACTATTTTCGTGTAATTTATGGTAATATTATGTCGGTGGGTTAAGGGTGTTATGCCGAATTTCGTTTTATTGCGCGTGTCCTCTTGGAATTTGGAGGCGACTCTGGAGGGGAGGCACATACGGAAGATTACGAAAGGAGGTGGTTTTATGGAGGTCTTTCTTGAGATACTGAAATATGTGTCCGGTACAATTATTGCGATCTCTCCGATTGTAGTGATGTACACAAAAAGAAAGAACGCCCATAAGAAGCGTTCTAAAACCCATCGTAGGAAGGGATAAAACCCTTCCTTTTATTTTATTATATCACAAATATCAAAACTTTAAACAATTATTTTTCACACGTGCTGAAATATGGTAGAATAAAGAAAAACGGGAGGCGATTATTGTGAGTGATAAAACTTCTATATGGTGCCACTGCGAAAATAGCATTTCACAGGGAAGCGATTATTGTATTAATTGTGGGCGCAAAATTGCTCATCCTAAAAAGGCAGATTGTGAAGTAAAACCTGTAGATTGTGAAGTAAAACCTGTAGATTGTGAAATAAAACCAACAGAAATTATTTACCCTAAAAAACTTTCACTGAATGAATGGATTTCAAAATATAGACTTTTAACAGCAATTATTTTTGTTGCATTGGTTATGTTTATTTGTTTTTTAATTAATCCAAGTGATTTTAAATTTAACAATGTTCCGAACCAAGAAACAGATATTTCAAATATGTCAAATAAGGAATTCAATCAATATTGGAATGATTTAAATAAACGACAACAAGAACGCATAGATAATCAAAAAGCTTTCCCGGATAAATAAATATAATTCCGAAAATATATTCTACTGGGTATTGATAAACGACGTGAAACAATATAATGCAAATCAGGGGCACTCTAATAGTTGCCTTAATTATTAAATAATCTTTCTACATGAAGCGATAGATTATTAGCCATCGATGAACCATTTATTTTGTTTATTGTTTCTAAATAGCCTTTAATGGGTTCGAACCTATCCACAATAGCACGGTAATATTCATAATGCCTTCCTCTTTCACAGACAAACTCAATGAGATTAATGCTTTTCCAGTCCAGAATATAGGATAATTTCTTTGCTAAAACTATATCAGCATCACTCGGGCTGGTATAGGTATATCTTCTGGGATCGTTATTCGGATGATTATGAAA